CGTTACCAGACCTCAGTTCAATAAAGTGAATCCATGAGCGGATAGTACCGTTTACATATAGTCTGGACTCCATCATACCTTCGGGCAGTACCGCACGTGCTTGTTCTTTAGCGATACCATTCTCGATTGCCCACTCATATGCTTTCCGTGATGCAATCTGAACTTCTGCCTGTTGCTTATACCATTCCATAAGCAGGTCAACATTATCTGCACTATCCAACGGAATAGAGTTTTGCCTATTCTTTGGATCCTGCATACGTGCTTCTCTGAGTACAAACTTCAGATCTTCAAGTGGATTAGCATATCTTTGACTGAACTCTTGAAAAGAAAATGAACGATGTCGTAATATCTGACGAGCAATATCACGAGTGGTTTCAATTTCTAAGCAAGCAGACACCATCTCGAAAGGCGACCAGTGCTTGTGCTTTGCGAGATAGGATAATAGACGTGCGGACGTTTCTTCGTTATTTTGGTTCGAGGGGTTCGAGACACGGGCGCAATACGCAATGAGTTCTTGGATATCATCACCGACATGTAGATTCTCCGCTGTCTGTGAGTAACTGATCAGTCTGACGTTCATTTATTTGCCTTTTCCATTTTTCTTGTACATCTGTATATTTTAGTTCATTGACCATGATTTGAGCATCTTGTAGTAGATAATATCCTGCGCTCTCGTTTCCAATGAAATGCTCAACACCATTTGAATCTGTTATGAGAGTTCCTACTAACATTTTTCAATCTCATCAATGTGTTTTCTTAATAAGGATATAATTCCTGCTTCAATCAAGAGTCTTCCTGCTTCTGGACAAAACTCTATTTGCATGATTGCTGATCCATCTTCTTGATCTACAATGTCAATTACTTTTATGTCAAATATTTTTTGTTCAGGGATTTTTTCTTTTCCATCACCAACTTGCATATATCCGAGGCAGTAGTTTTCAGCAGCATCTTCAGCATATCGAAGACTATGTACAGTACGATTTCCGTCTTCTGACTCGGTAACCATCTCACGAGTTTCTATTAATTTGCCTTTATCATAATATTCAACTTCATAAATTTCTGTTTCTAGATTATGATAAATGACTGCTTCTCTATTGGGATATGCTAGATCGCTTCCCCATTGTCTACCAACTTCTTTTCTCATACGACTGTAAAATCCTTAAACTTTGCCATCTTTTCCTGCATATCAGTTTTATCAAATACAGGCGTGTCATCGGTTAATGTTTGTTCATTCTCATCTACATCATACAAACGCATCTTACTACGATCAACCCCAATCACAAACCGTTTATCCCGAGTCGGATCATTGTAACGGTTCTTCAATTGCTTGACCATCATCTGACCCATGTTCTCCAGTTCTTCAGTAGAAATAAGAGCGAACATGAGGTCTGCGGTTGCTGGGAGACCAAATGATTCTGACGTATCTTCCAACCCAACATCCGAGTTTGTATACCCAGAACGAGTAGTCTGAGTTGCACTAAATACAGGGACATCGAACTCGACTGCGAGACCACGTAACTCCTCTGCAATCGCCTTAACATAGTTGTAAGAATTGATAGCACCGCCCATACCTTTCATTCTACTGGATGCACATATATTTAGATAATCAATAAAAATGATATCTGGTTCAAACTGCCTCTTGAGTTTTAGTTCATTGAGTAACGCACGGAAGTGACCAGCATGAGCAGACCCAGTAGGATATTCTTTTACAATCAATTTACCAGTCGTCTTACGAGCGATGTCCTCAACCTTTGTACGAAACATTTCACGAGATAGATTAGGCAACTGATCAACAGGAACGTTCAATAGATTGGCATCTATCCTTTCAGCGATCTTTTCTTCTGCCATCTCCATAGTGATGTATAGCACATTTTTACCGTCTACTAGAGCAGACGATGCAACATGACACATAAATAAAGACTTACCGACACCTGTACCAGCGAGAGCAATATTAAGAGTTTTGTTCGGTACTCCACCTTTTGTAATTTTGTTAAAGTACTCGAGGTCAAAAGCGATTCGAGATTCTTCGTGATGATAGAAGTCGAATCTTTCTTCGAAGTTTTCGATGTAATCGTGTCCGACATTTGTATCAAACGCTACACCTAATGCCTTTGACAAAAGGTCTGGTAACGCTCCCTTTGTAAGTGTTTCGTGTTTGCCATCAATGATTGAGATAGATTCCATGATGGCATTGTAGATTGCCCTATCCTGACACCACTTCTCAGTAGTGTCAAGCAACCACTGCTCATCAATCTCTTCCTTAGAAAATAATTGAGGAACGATATCCACAGCGACCCTGTAGTTATCATCACTCAGTTTGTCAGATTGATCTAACTCAATTTTAAACGATTCGGCAGTAGGCAGTTTGTTGTACTTGCCAACAAACTTACCTGCTTCCTTGAATAATGTACGATAGATACCTTCGAAATAATCTGGTTTGATGAACGGAAGAACCTTCCGCATATAATCCTCATCGGTCAGAATATTTCGTAAGATAGTCTGTTCAAGATTTTGGTTCGAGTTCACCCTTTTCCCTCAATTCTTCTCGGATCTTAGTTGCTGAAATATCGTGTATCTCTTTACCAAGATCGTGTTCTGTGAATGTATATCCAACGCCACGCCCATAAGAAATATCAACGATGTTTGGAACATTCATTATAATATAATCTTGCCCCAAAGTAAAGTTATTTTTTTGCAAATCTTCAACAATCATTGAGTGTGCTTCATAATAATCAAAGGGATTATCATCCTGTCCAGGAACACGTGAGTTTGCCTCACGATTAGACGGGACATCTCGAATCATAATACAAACTTGACCACACATAGCATGGGCACGTTTGAATAACTCTCTGTGTCCTTCATGCCATGGTTGCCAACGTCCTAACATTTGCGCTGTAGGATTTTTCCAATCAAATGTATATTCCTGCAGATCGTTATCTACTTCAAGATCAGGTTCGTTCATTTTTATATTCCTCTATTTGTACAATGTGTTCTGCCAATGCTGTTATCTCGTCATCAGTCATCCAGTGGTTTACATGGTGATCATAATCTTCTGGAACTTCAAACATTTTATTTGTATCTTGGAATCTACCTTCTGAGATAGTATCTACCCATATCTTGAGGTCTGCATCAAAGATATCACGAGTGTGTTGGGTTGGACATACGAAGTCACAAATCACCCAACGATTATTTGCCGTCTCAAAATCAGCAATGTTCTTCATACGAGTAGACTGACGCAAACGACCTTCCGGAGTAAAGTCCCAATCGTTCGCCATCTCACGAATCTTATCAGCATTGAACCAAGCACAGTTAGGCAACTGTTGATACAACCGTTGTGCCAACCAAGTTTTACCTGCTCCTGGCAAACCGAATATCAATATTTTCATTTATCATCTCTTTCTACGAGCATCAATGATCCGTCATCATTTTCAATGGCAGATCTAATAATTTCCTGCAAGATATCGCCTGCAAATATTTGAAGATCTTCGTCGGTTTCATCTAAAGAATCGTCAGGCGATTCCTCAACATAAAAGTTGAATGACATATTCTCATCAACCTCGTTGAAAGCGATAGAACCAAAACGAATGACTGTTTCATTATATAGTCCATCGAGGATGCGCACTTTCCACGCATCCTCTCCGTCTACTGGTTCTAATTTGAAAGTTTCGTTTTCTTTATGCCGAGTCGGCGAGTTCGACGACATTATCTTTCATTCCTCCAATCTGAAACTTTTGCTTGACATATTCTGGGAAGTCTGTTTCTTCAAGGATTGGTTTCCAGAAGTCCGCATTGAGCGTCTCTTTCTCTCTGACTTTGGGGTCGACCAACTCTCCAGATTCACGATCGACACGACAATACCAACCATTGCTAGGTTTCGCCACATATTGTCCATCGAGTGCCACATCGAGTAAACCAGAATAATGCTGCACACCACCATCCCAAGAAACGCTAATAGGAATCTTAGATTTTTCTTTAACATAACGACTCTTCTCCACGTTGATAACAAAGTGATAACCCTTAATCTCATTCCCCTGCTTATCCTGCTGGCGACCAACAATCCAGATATTATCGGCAGAGTAGTAGATACCTGTGCCGCCTGATACAATTGCTTTCGGGAACATACCAATTTCCATATAGGTATGGTTGACCGCAATCATAGGAATATCTTTCATATTAAGATACGGTGTAGTCATACGGAACAGACCTTTCAGTGCCTTCGCACGTGACATATCCGCAACTGACTTTTCGTTGATAGCATCTTCTAGTTCTTTCTTAGATGCTAGATTACCGACCGAGTCAATAACCACTACAACCTTATCACCACGATCAAGTGCTTCTAACTGAGCAATCAGATCAAACTTGAGTTCTTCTACATTAGTGATTGGCGTGTGTAGTACACGACTTGTATCGATATTGTATTGTTCAAAATATGCTTGGGGTGAACCAAACTCTGAATCATAAAATAGTAACACAGCATCATCATATTTTTCTAGATATGCTGCTGCCATAATCAAAGCGAAAGAAGTCTTGAAGTGTTTACTTGGACCTGCCAGTACAGTAAGTCCTGGAGTCAACCCACCTTCAAGATCGCCTGATAAAGCGACGTTCATCATCGGAACCATCGTCTTTACCATATCTTTCTGATTAAAAAATTTAGAGTCTGAGAGAACTTCGGTGAACTTCACCTTGCTGTTCTTTTTTAGTTTATCCATTATTGACATTTGACTGATCCTTCATATTGTATGCCATATCTTCCTCTAGTTGCTTTACTCTATTCATGAGTTCATCAACCTGTTTCTGTAAAGAATACTCTGTGATGACACGAGGTTGTTTTTTGGCGAATTGTTCTTTAATCCACTCTTGCGTCGCTGACATTATTGTTCTCCCTATCGGATACACGTTTTCTTAGATCACTCGATGAGAATCTGTGATCTCGTTTATTATAATAAATTTCTATCCCTCTTTTCGAGCAGATAGCACGACCTGTAAATGTTTTCTTTTTATATTCTTCTCCTATTATCCTTACATCAAGACTGTACATATTTAAGATATCTTCCAGATCACGTTCTGTAGCATAGGGAACAATCTCATCAACATAACTTATTGCTGATAATTGAATAAACCTTTCTACAACTGTTTGTACTGGAGGATTCTTTTCGGGACGATCTATAGACGGATCAATCTGTAATCCGCATATTAAGTAGTCACAATATTCTTTTGCTTCACGAAGCATTTGAACATGACCAGCATGAAGTAGATCAAATGTAGAACAAGTAAAACCCACCCTCATTTGATGAACTCTTCTATTTTACTTATAACAGTTTTGGTATCATTTGGAGTGACATGATCAAATATTTCTACTAAACTTGGTTCATCGAATAATGGATTACCAGAGAAGGCATCAGATACATTCTTGACCTTCGTTAATCTACCATTCAACCAAGTTTCGTTTTGCTCACTACCACGTTCTTTATACCGTTCTTCCCTGACTAAATCAGGCACCGTGAGTTGTATGATCTTGATGTCAAATCCTTTAGACTTTGCTGCTTCAAAGAACTTAATAGACGTCAACCTATCGCCTTCAAACACAGTAACCCGAGATGGATTATCCAAATACTCTACTGCCTTCGGTTGAACTGCCATAGATAACTTATCAGTTCCACCGAAGACATCATCATTTTGATATTTACCAAGTAACCGTACATCACCCGATACGTGTGAATCAAGTAGATCAATCGGTTTATCTGTAGACCATTGACGTGACTTCATCCATTCACGAACGAGAGTAGTTTTACCAGTTCCTGGTGCTCCAATAATTGCAAGTAATTTATTCATAATAATATTATACTATACTTTGTTCAAAAGGTAAAGCACTATTAAAATCAAAATTATGTCTTACATTTTCCTTTTCAACCAAATCATGTTGTAGTAACACCACATTGATATGTGGCATCATCTTCTGAATGATCTCTGCTTGGATTGGATCATCTTCAAAGTGTATACCAAAACGCATTCCTATTTCTTCTAAATAGAACAAAGTTTGACCTTTATGTCTACCAGAACTTTCTCTTGTCTTTTGATCAAATGGAGTTGGGTTCATATAGACTTCGTTCGTTATACCTTTCGAAGAAAGCATCGCTAATGTTTCTGACTTTTCTTCTTTTGATCTACCTGTAATGATAATGTCATGTGGTCCTGGGAAAACACCTCCGTATTTTCCCATATAGATCACACCATCAATATCAAACGAATTGATAACTGTTGGTTTATTATGCCGCATAATCAGTTTTCCCTGCTTGGAACGTATATGGAAGTTTCTTAGCAACTGGATTATTTTCCATTAACTGATTTTCTGTAATATCAGTCAACTCACGTTGCGCAAGCATATCACATTCATATTTTGATTCTTCAGTTTTCAATTGAAGTGGAGGAGTTTTTTGAGTCCAAGCAGAAGGTCCACGAAGGAATCCTACAATACCCATTTCAGAAGCAACCTTACAAAAACGAATAGCAGAAACTACAACACCACCTGAGTTGGGTGAATCCTGAACTGCAAGACGAGCAGTCATTTCATAACGTGCACCACCAAAACCATAGGCAACAATATCAAAGTTAGCGATCTTTTGATCGGAACCCACATAGTCACCTCCTGGTTTTTGCTGGACAGTAAGAGAAGGTCCTGCAAACAAAGTCATACCACTTGAACTGGTATCACGAACAGTGTTTTGACCTTTCAAAACATTTTCCTTTGAAATATGTTTATTATGAAGTCTTTCAACTTTTGCCATATTCAAAAAGTCAGTATTTGCAGTTCGTCCTGTACGAATATGTTCTTGTCCTTGAGTAGAACCTGCTGCCATATTAGTTTGGATATGTTGTGTTACCAAAAGACCAGAGTCAAGCATAGCACCCTGAAGAACTTCAGACATGCGTGAAGCACCCCAAGCAGACCTCATATCAGATCCAACAATAGTAAGACCTGCGTCAATAAACTTTTGTTCAATTCTTTGTGAATCTTTAGTAGATATCAAAGTAGGGATACAGTTTACAAAATGGCAACCTGCTTTGATAGCAGCATCCATATAGAATTCAGAAGCACGTTCTGAACCAACTGGTAAATAATTAATAACAACATCAACGTCTGCTGCTTCAAGTAAATCTTTAATCTCATCAAACGAAAGATGACCTTCGGCACCAGTTCTAAATGATACCTCTTCAGGATAGTCTAGCATATGAGGTGCAACACCATCATACTCAGGACCAGAGTAAACCATAGATCCTGGTTTGATACAACCAAAACCGTTTGAAGTATCATCAATTTCAGCAACATGATCCATAGCACAATTAGGTTCAGAACGAAGTGCTTCTGCTAATGGGCGATTTACTTTACGACGATCTACATCAAATCCAATTACAAACTCAATATCTTTTGCCTGATATCCACCAATATCAGGATACATAAGACCTACTGTATCATCAGGATTTTCGTTATAATATTGGATTCCCTCAACGAGAGACTTTGCACAGTTGCCGATACCAATAATGGCAACTTTGATTTTTGACTTTGACATTTCTGTCTCCTTTATATCAGTTTATTAAAGTGTGAAATTTGTCCGGAGTGGAGTAGCACACAAATTATATTATACTATAAATTAGCATAAAAGTAAAGTTTTAATTGTAAAAAACTTCTAGTCCAATTTTTTCTCCTCCCATTTTTAATTGATATGCATCAATACATTTATTTGCTTCTTTTTCATAAGCACCCTTTTCATAAAACCAATTAGGGTTCATTCCTGTTTCTTTATACATATCTGGCATAAATGGATAGTCCTCATGTAAATTAATCATTTGACCTGTTTTTTTACATAAGTCCCTCAAAGCAAGACTTTCTCTTTTTTTCTGTACTATCGGATGATGTTTAGCAACCGCATCTTCAAAGAAGGCATCATAGTTTACTACATTTATCCATTTTTCTTTTAGATATACCCCTCTAGAATAATGGTCGCCTGAAGAGTGCCCACCATAATCACCACCAAGCATAAGTTTCTTATATTGGCATAAGTGAGATTCTAATAAAAAATTTGTAAGAATTTTAGAATTTTTATCTGAGATATTATCCTTTGCTTTAGCATAGATATTTTTTTCTTCTCTATGCACCTTTTCCATATCATTACTCGATAATTTTGCACCCTTCGATTCAATGAGATTATCCCAACCCTTTAGATAACAAAGACCAGATCTAACACTCCAGTTGGATCTATCAGTTGCTAACATTGTTGATGGTTCTAGGGGAATGTTGGCAGTTTCTTTTAATGATTGGCAAAACAACCATGTGGTCATTCTACCATATTTGTATATCTTTTGTGCTTCCTTGAACATATTAAAAAAAGATTTATTCGGATCATCTACTAATTGATTATCAACCCATGCTCTGATAGAACCATAAGGCATAATCAGTTCTTGCATAGATTTCACTTGTTCAGCAATTCTACCTTTGTTGTATTTTGTATCGCGAGCATATCTTTGTTTGTCTAAGTATTGAACATTCCATTCATTTATTTCTTTGTAATCAATTTCAAGTAGATTAGGAAAGTTCCAATATATTGCCCATGCCATTTCTGTTTGATAAGTACAACCAAAAATTAAAGAGTACCATAGTGTCTGTTCCTCAGTCATAGGTTTTTTTGTAGGGGACTTATCCCCAGTTGCATCACGATAAGTGTTTGCAGGCATATAATGATCAAGATCGTTATAAGTTAGTCGCCAATCTAACCATAGAAAAAATCCTTTTTCTCTATTTTCTGGAAGTCGCCAATCTTTATATTCTTTATCTTTATTGTCGGGATGTAAGTATTTCAAAAGAACCCCTCAAGAGAAGATGCTTCTACTTTTTTCTGCCCAACTAATTTATCCTCATCAGTCATACCTTTACTTATGAGGAAATCATTCCACTCATCTTCTGCCCACATACCTTCGCTGATGCCGTTCCACTTTGTACGTTGTAACGGATGATCAGGATTCAGTCGACGAGACTCAACATACTCATGGCGAGCATCTTCATACTCTTTAGACTTGAGTTCTTGCATACCATCACGCATATATGAAACCATAGAAATACGTTCCATATCTTCGATATCCATACCTGCAGGTGGAATCATCTCAGTGTTACCATGAATGATACCTGCGTTGTCAACCAGCAAAGCATCGCCAGGACGTAGGTTCACCGCAACACGATACTCAGGCAATACAAACAAACCACCTTCCCAACCAACGTCACCTTTAGTAACAGTCGATAGGTTTGAGAATCCAGGCGTGAAGTTAGCACCGTCACGATGCGCAGTCGTACGATAGTTCTTGTTGACCGTAATAGTTGAGAAAGCAGTATCTTCAGCAACAATAAATCGTTTATCAATTGACTCAGCAACTCGCTTCTGTTTAGCATAACGCTGTGGAACCAACTCAGCAAACAGTGAGTTCAGTTTGCGCATGTATGGATAACACTTCTCAAACTTCGCCATGTTCTGCTCGGTATAGTTAGTCGCACGACCAAATGGAATACGAGGATAACGATCATAGAACCCAGCGATACCTGAATGAATCGCAGCAGTATATTGAGTGTCAGTAATAAATGCCTGGATCTCACGAACCTTTTCCGGAGTCAGTTGGTCAGTTGTAACTAGATTTAAAAAGAAGTTATCATACTCATATCCTGCCTCTGTAACTTTGCCACGATGCCATAGAGGTGAACGTTTATCCCAATGAAATGTAAGAGAACCATAGCGGTCGATGTACTCATCCATGATGTCACCCATGGTTTTACCTTCAAGGTCACCGTTTATCACGAGGTTCATGATATCCTTTTGCCAAGGATACAACCAGTCACGATTACCTTGTTTCGCTTCACCGATAGTGCCAGTAGATGTGCCACGATTGTTAGATACTGTTGCCGCACCAAGCAAACCTTCGTATGCTCCGTCCATCTCTTCTTGACTGAATACATTTTTGCGGAAACGAAATCCTAGATTTTCTTCAGTATTGAACGCACCATCAACTGTTGCGATAGGTGGCGCATAAAAATCGCAATCATCATCTATAACGATATCATAATGCTCGTCAGTCATAAACTGATTCAGCAAATGTTCGCAATCATATTTTCGTACAGCGGTCAATGTGCGAACGCCATCAACGACTGCTTCTGTGAAATTACTCATATAATCCTCCGTGGATATATTATATCATACATTGTTATTTATGTAAAGCACTTTTTCAACTTTCTTCCCAGTTATCTACTGCTTCTTTTTGGATCAATTCAAAATAGATATCTTTTAGGTCGTTTTTGAGTTGTAGAACTTCTTGACTGGTCAGTCTTTTTGCATCATCAATCATTCGAGTATATCTACCTTGAACGCCAGCAGATGCTTCTTTCCACTTAAACCTTTTACCAAACATCTTATTAGATGTGCTGTGTATTTCATTCTCAAGTGAAACATGGTCATTAGTATTCGGATCTGTATATAAAAACCGAATCATAACTTTGTCTCTGTCTAAGTTATTTTCCCTAATAAAAACAGCAGCACCATGTGATCCTCTTGGTTGACGAATACTATATGTTCTAGAGTGAATACTCTGTGACATGCCTGTGTAACCAATATCTTCATGAACAATACTATCCGCTATCTTTTCAATCACCGATAATTCTGCAACCTGATAAACTCCAGTAGGACTGTGCTTATCATCAAGTGCTTTTTGTAATGGATCGTTCGCTGGTAAATCGCTGACTTTTCTCCATTCAGAAAATTCTACAATTCTTGAATCTGTATTTTTCATAATTAAAGTGCCTCCACAACACGATTCCACATTTGGTCAGCACCGTCATCATCGGCGAAACCTTCTTCAGAAGCGAAGTCCATAGTAGAAGAACCATATACAGTTCTTGCTAAACCAACTTCACGAACGAATTCAACAAGTTCAGAAACATTACGAGACCACATCAGTTCAGAACGGTCGTCGTTACAAATCTCAAGACCACCATTAACAGCGGCGATAAATGAGATACCAGTTTCTTTGATTGGTGTAGAATGAATAGTCATTTTTTGCTCCTTTATGAAATAACTTACCTTTATATTATATCATACTTTTGCAAATAAGTAAAGACTTTTTTTAAAAAAAATTAAATATTTTTGTAAACATATTCGAGGGCACGATCTGCCTCTTTATCCATGGGGCGATTAGCATACCAACCGCCAGTCTCATTATCGAGTTCTCTACACATAGTGGATATCTCGGCAGCAGTGATAGGATACTTCCTCTTGATTGCATTACCTGCGGTCGCAACCATAATCTGAAACATTTTGTGATACCAACCAGTGTTGTTTATCGTTCTGTATTCTGCCTCGAGTTGACGAGGGAAGAAGGGACAATCGCGATAGGACGTCCAATGAACATCAGTCTGGTCAAGTTTTTCTTTTCGGTGCTTGATGACTTCTTTCTGGATTTCTTCTGGGAGTCGGTCAAAGAAATTGTTGAGGGTTGACTTTTGAGCATAAGCATGCTTCTCCATCAGTTTATCAGGATTAATATAATCACCGTCTCTATGAGAAAAAATAAAGTTATGAGCGAGAGCATACCTCGCAGGGATGTAATACATTCTTGATAAGTCTTTAGTCTGCTTATCTGCGAGGTCTCCGAGTTCTGTGTTAAGCGCATACCAGAAGTGCTTAATTTTGTCTCGTTCAACCGATGTCGTAAGTGGGAAGACAATTCTAAACTTCGCCTGACCAACCGTGCTGCTTGCTGTGCTATAGCAAACGAAATAATGATCACCAAAACGCTGAACCAAATCATCTTTCAGGTCTCCTTCTGGAACATACTCGTCAACATCAACGCAACACCAACTTGCCCACTCAATCACATTATCATTCTTGCGAGTGGTATCTGGTGTGTAGACAGCAGGTGACATTAACACAGCATCTTTCTTAGATGCTAAGTTTTCATCTGACAATTTATATAAGAACTTCTCAAACGCAGGGAAGTCTGGGAAGTCCATGCGTTTGTTAGTCTTATTATCAAATATACTTTTGAATATTGTCAGAGATACCATAATGCATATTATAAACTATTCTCGGGGAAAAGTAAAGTATTTTTTAAATCAGGTTCAGAATAATTTGGACCTTTCAGTACCTTACCATCTTCTCTATAAATAGGTTTACCATCCTCACCCAACTTGCTCATGTTAGACCGTTGGACTTCGGCAAAGCATTTATCCAGATCTAATCCGAAAGCATGACCAGCACCATAAGTAACGTACAGAATGTCAGTAAGAGCATCAGCAACACCGACGAGGTCTTGATCTTCAATCGCATCCCACATCTCCTCTAGTTCTTCAGCAATTAGTTCTAATCTTAATTTCTGTGTATCTTCACTTGGCCAATCAGGTTCAGTCTTGACCTCCTGACCAAAGGTGTTCATGAACTCGCCCACCATTTCAAAGTTTGTTTTATCCAAAGAAGTCCTCCAATGTTGACGTTTCCTCGACTGACCAACCCATGGCATCGAGAATAGGTTTAAGTGGTTCTACAAAAGTTTTTTCAAATTGTTTTTCGTAGTCTACGAATTTACTGAGACCAGACTCGGTCGGTATAACATCAGGGAAGGCGACCACGTTTTCCTTCAGTGTGTTTGGCATTTTGAGATAACAGAACTTGATCCTAGAACCGTTGGTGATCTTTTCGTACTTGTTATCTAGTTTAAAGTCCTTAATCGTTTTGTTATATAATAGCGATCCACGGACGTGAATAGGTGAACCCTTCTTGTATATAGTTTTGCGATCATACCAGTCTGTAATATTCGAGACTGACCGTGGAAATGCCACTGCTTCGGGTGGGAGCGATTTGAAATCCTGTTTGAATGTCTGTATGAACTTCTGAGCATCCGCTTCATTACCCGAAATGATGACGTTGAATATCTCCTTAAATTTATTTCGTACAACCTCAGGAGTGGAACTCTTGATCGCCTCAATGCCCATAATCTTGAGTTTAGGTTCTGCATATTGCACTCCCTCCGAGTTATGCACGTTGAGGATATATCGTTTCTTAGCAGTCCAGATACCACGATCGGCGATGACCTCACGAGACATTTCCATACGTGGTTTGTGACCATTGAACTTATCATACAAGTCAGAATACGATGTTGCCAGTATAGGTTCAAAGTGTTCTTGACATATCTTATCCAGGAACTTCACAGGATCCTTCGGTTTGAGCGCATTCACCAGAGGAGCGAAGTTTACATACAAAGAATCAGTATCAATGGCAATCACATAATCCTTACCAGTAGTCTTGAGGACTTTGTTCATCGCCTTGTTCATGGCACGCTCTGCCCACTGAATCACCATCTGACCAGTAAAGGTAACACCCTCCGCAAGTTGCAGGTCGAAGTATTTGAAATATTGATTGCCGAGCGCACCATACAAACTATTCATAAGAATCTTAATCGCCATCTGTTGATTGTGTAGACGATTAATCTCTTTCTCTAGTTCGTATGTTTTGGTTTTCTCATACTGTTGCTCAGCAGCAAGCATCTGGTTCTTTGCCGAGCGACGATCATCATAGTAATCGATAATCAGTGTTGGAATCACACCGTCTATATCTTTACGATACACCGAACCGTTTGTAGCAACCGCCAGATCTTTCTCTCTATGTACAGGATGTAGTGGATCAGTCTCAGAATCAAAGAACTGTAGATAGTGATCTACACCACCTGTCGTGGCATGCTCACGTTTCAAAGTCTCCGGAGACATATTCCACTGAACGATAATGTTAGGATACAGACTGTTGAGGTCAAACGATACAACCCAGTCATGGGAACCAATCATCGGTTCTTTTACGAACCCACCAGCGAACTGTCCTGCCTTACAACTAGGATTAGCATTTGCTGGTGGTGCAACCTTTTGGGAGTTGAGTTTACGATAGATGATTGATTCCCATATCGCTGTGGTTCCAAAGGCATCTTGATAGTTTACACCACCCTTGTATGCCACGGTCATGACCAGTGTAATCAAACCCATCTTATCTTCAAGACGGTCGACCAACTGCACATCTTTCATATTATAGTCGATGTATTTCTGGAAGTCATCTTTGTATAGGTTCTTCAGCGAACCAGATTCTTCGTAGGATAACTTCTTCTCACCCAGTACAACATAGGCGATATGGTCAAGTTTATATGATTCTTGCTTACCATACGCATATCCAAACTTCTGGAACAGTTCTAGATAGTCTAGTGTCTGTACTCCACGGATGTCGTATGTATCTTCTTGTTTATTGATTCGTGTAACCCTGCGGAAGTCAACCATTCCCCATGGCGAGAACTTCTTCGCTTGGTCGATACCCAATACTTTAGCAACACGATTGACCAGATACGGAATATCAAAGAACCGCACGTTCCAACCTGTAATCACGTCTGGCATATATGCTTGCCAGATATCCAGGAACTTCAAGAGCAGTTCATACTCATCTTTGAACTGATAATATTTTACTGGTTTGATAAGTGCTGCTTCAGTATCATAATCACCATAACCAAATACACGATAGACCCCATCAATATTATTCTTAATGGTGATCGCAGTAATCTTTTGGTCAGCAACGCTTGGTTCGGGGAATCCATCATCATACTCAGTCTCAATATCAATGGTCGTGACGTTAATCAAGTCGCGATCAAAGTTTACGTCTCTGGGATATTTTGATGTGATGTATTGGTGGGTGAAGTTAGTGTGCCCATAGATATTGAAACTGGACACCTCTGCATATTGTTCAATCCAAGACTTCGCCTGTCGCATGTCATCAAACTCGACCTCACCTATCATGTGTCCGTCAAGTCCACGCCAACCTGTATCTGTCTTGGATGGAACGTAAAGTTTTGGTTTAAAGAAATCTTTACGAGCAACCTGCTTTCCTGCGTCGTCATACCCACGATACAGGAAAGAGTTACCATACCTCACAACTGATGTATAAAATGCCATAACGAATTATATCATATTTCACTGGAAAAGTAAAGAACTTTTTATGCTAATGCTCGCATTCTTTCTACCAGTCGATCAGCACGATTAGTGACCTGACGATACCACTTACTATCTACCATCTCATCTGCTGCTGCATTCCAGTCACGTGCGTCTACACCTGCCTTCATCCCTTTAAACTTACTCATTCTTGGGAGACCCATATTAAACATCATGTTTGCTACGATTAGTTGAACTTCTTCGGGCAGTTCATCGAAGTCTTCGTAGAGTTGTCGGCAGTCTGCCAACACGATTTCAACATCTTGATCGAAGCACTCGTTAACTCTATCCTCTGAGACAGCAGTTCCAACTGCTTGTCCATGCTCGTCATCTGTTTCCAGAACCAAATGCCCGATGCCAAAAGTAGGCAAACCCAAATGGTCAAGATAAATTTCATATTTAACACCTTCATCAATTTTTAACTCTTCTCTGAGTTGATCAATATTCACTTCCTTCTCCTATGGTAATTAGAGTCCATTTAACATGCTCTTTGGTATATCTTTTTGTTCTTCTCTACATTTACAAGTATAACAAATGTCGTTATGACATTTTTCACATTCAGGTTGGTAACAGTGACAACGATGTCCACATTTCTTACATGTTCTTTCTTCGCCTTGCATAATCCCTCCTGTGTTTAATGGGAGCAGATTGCTCCGCTCCCATTTATTTATTTAGTTTTTCTTTGCTGGTTTAGTCATAAACCATTTCGCTTCTTCGTAAGTATATGGCCACATTAGATCCAATACTTTCCTTTGAACATTAGTTCCCGCTGACGTCTTTCCAGATCAACTAGATCTGTAGACTTTGCAAGATATTCATGTACAGGAT